TCCTCCTAGTGCCGCTCTTGCCATATCTACACCCTGTTGCCTAAAGTGTAAAGCTGTGTCTCGTAAAAACATTCCTATTCCTAATGCCATAGTTAAATCATCATTATAACCTGATAATGCTTGTGCTTTACCATTTTTCCACACAAACGTTCTTAGTTCTTCTAATAATCTTTTAGAACGAAGAGTAACAGATTTGTCGTGAAGATACGAAACCATTTTGGAGACTACAAGTGGTCTTGTCTTCATTGATGTAGTAAATCCAGGAACCATACCTTGTCCATTTTCAAACCTAGAAAGATATTGGTCAGCATTAGTCATTGACACATCCATTTTAGGAGAATAATATAAATTTCTATAACCTCTATCTATTAATTGTTGGATTACAGCCCAACCTATGTTTGCATTTTCTACTACAAGTAAAGCATCATTGTATTCTGTAGCTACAGCAAATAATAAATTACCATAATCCTTTGTTTGAACTTGAGCCTTAAATTCAGCTACTTGTGTTGCTTCTTCTATATCAAATACATGGAATGCTGAAAAATCATTACCATCACCTCTAGCAACATCTGCTACTACTATATAATCTTTAGAGTAATCTGGTATTTGCCATACCCATAAATTTCCATCTATACCTCTTCTTTCAACTGGTTCTTGGATGTAAGTACTTTCGTAAAAATTTAATATATCAGGTTCTATAACAGTGTCACCTGAAGTGCTAAAATCACAATCACATTCCTGTGAGGCCATTCTAGGTCCTAGTACTATATCTTGTTCATCTCTCCATTCTTGATTTCTTTCTGGGTGAACCGTCCATGGTAATCTAATTGGTAAAAATGTATTTTCTCTTGCTTCTGCTTTAGCCCAAGTTGAATGAAACCAATTACCAGTACCATAAGGTGTTGATAATGCTATACATCCACCACCAGTAGCTAGTGTCTGTTGGGCTGAGGCGAATATCTCATCTATTCCATCAATAAAGGCTGCCTCATCTATTAATAATAAAGATACTGCTTCACTCCTACCTGCGTCTTGACTTGCTGCTACTGCTTTAATTTGGGAACCATTTGCTAAACGTAAAGATAATTTATTATGTTCATCTGTTTTTATTTGTAACCACTTTGGCAATTGGTCATAAGCAAACCTTACCTTAGTTACCATGTTTTTAGCAGTTTCTTGTTTAGTTGCTATACATAATACGTTTTTATCTTTATGAAATAACATCATCCATAATGAATAAGCTGAACATAAAGTTGATATACCTAATTGTCTTGATTTATTTATTATAACATAATCTTCATTATTCATGTGAGTAAGAACTTTCTCTTGAAATGGGTAAAGATTAAATTTAATTCTACCTCTTTGTGGGTGCTGGATAGTATAGTATTTTTTCATAAAGTATACTGGGTCCTTAGCACACTTTATAAATTCCTCCTTTATTATATGTTTTAAATTATCAGCCATTATTGTACTAATAGTAATAATATTGCTGCTCCACCTACCATAGAAGTTATTTGGTAGAATTTTTTAAGACGTCTTTCTTTTTTATACGCTCTTTCTAATTCTTTAGACATATCTTTTGAAGTATCTAATTGTTCATCTTTAGTTGATAACATTGTTCTATATGTTTCAATTTGAGATCTTAAATTAGTATTTAATTCGTTTTGAGTATCAATTTTTGAATTAGTTTCTTTAAGAATTTGTTGTAATGTCTCTATCTCCATATAAGAGGCATCAAATTTTATTAAATCCTGTATTACTAATTTAGCAACAGGTTTAGTTAATTGTATCTTTACTGAATCTATATCGGTTTGTGAAAAACCATTCCAGCTCAGTAGCATCAAGATTATTAACAGCGTTAAGTTTAGCTTCTGTTTCAATTTTAATAACATCAAGTTGTCTATTTAGGTTATTAATTGTATTATCATAATTAGATATTTTAGTCTCTAATTGTTGTTCTATTAGTTCTAGACTATCATTTACTTGCTCCAACACTTCTACCTGTTGTTGCAATTCTTCAATTTTATCTCTATACTCGGATAAGTCTATATCTTCTTTTTTATTAATTATGAAGAATATAGCAAGGGTAGTAATACAAAGTAATATAACACTTATTCGGTTCAAACCTTCTTTAAATTATTGTAAGCTTTTATAGTATCTTGATTAGATTTTAAGAAATCCATAGCAGTCTTTTTTTCAAGTTCATTACCTGATTTAATTTTTTGAATACTATCTTTAATTTCTTGCTCTATATCTTTATAAGCTGCAATAATTTTATCATTTTTAGTTAACTTTTTATTTAAAACCTTATCCCCTGCAGGTGCGTTTTCTTCACCTGGGATTTCTAATTCAATTTCATCTAAGCTTTCTGATTTTGCTATTTTTTGAATTTGGCTATCAAGATCATAGACTTTATCACTAAACATTTCCCCAGCATCAGAATGTTTTTTTATTAAGGCATCTCTTTGTTTAATTAAAGCTGCCATATCTTCAGCTTTATCTTCATCTAAGGGTCTACCAATATCATCTGTTCCTCTAGCTGCATCATTAACCCTTTCTACATGGCCTTGAATATATCTTAAGTCGGAATTTTGATCTAATCCAATTTCAGTACCTAATGTGTAGATATCAGAAGCCGTCTCTACAACTTTATCAAATACTACCTTTGCATCACCCTGATCCTTAAGAGCAATTTTTTCTAATTTAAATAAAATATCATGTAATTTAGCTAATTCAACAATTTTATCTTGTTCCTTAGCACTAGGTATGCCATCAGTAAATTCTCCTCTTAAAATGTCCTTAAATAAAGTTTGGGCACCTGGGCATATATCAAAATGGTTAGTTTGATACCCATATACATTTAATTCTCCCATTCCTTCTCTAAATGCGTCTTCGTTAACTACTCTGATTCTCCAGTTTTGTAAACTAAAATTATCCATGATATTATATTTGCTATAAATATTTAATCTTGTATAATTCCTAGCATTTGTTCGATTCTATCATTAGTGCTTCCCTTTAATATATGCACATTATCGCATCTATGACCAAACTTATTTAATGTATTACGAATAGCTTCATCAATATTATCTCTATATTCTAAATCAGTTTCTCTAACACCATTATCTTCCATAACAGTACCTTCGGGAGAAATATAAAATATATAATCATACTCACCTACAAATAAACAAGCATAATCTTCAAAATATTCTTTATCTTTAAAATCAATTGATCTAGCTAAATTAGTAAAAGCAATAACATCTATAATTGTTCTATCAGTTATAATATTTTCTTTCATTAATTCAGCAACACGTTCTGCTAAAAATACAGTTTGACCTTTTAATGTAGAATCAGTATTTAATGGAATACCTAAATCATTTAAATATTTACTACGCTCAGTAGCAAATTCAAAATCTTTAAATTGACCTAATTCTTTTAATCTATTAACTAATGTAGTTTTACCTACACTCATTGTACCACATAAACCTATTTTCATATATTTTTATTTTAATAACCAACTAGATGATTGAATTTTATCACCTAAACCTTCTAATAAAGATACACCAAGTTCTCTACAAATCCCCGCTTCTGGTATAGAATCATTGTTTTGATCACCACCATTAGCAAATGTAATTTGATATTTAGGATCCTTAGTTATTGCTTTTACATTTAATGTTCTAATTGATTCACATACTGTTCTATCTTTATCAACAGATACCATAGCATAATCAACCATTTTAAGACTGCTTACTATTAATAATCTTTCATTTTCATCTTGAAATTCTTTTGAACCTTTTAATTCACGTTGTAAATCACTATTAACAATAACCCATAACTCATCAGCTTGAGCCTTCGCTTTCGCGAAGAGCTCTAAGTGACCTTTATGTATTGGGTTAAAATAACCAGATACTATTATAGCTTTTTTCATTTAGAATCTAGCTTTTACTTGTGGGTTTTTATCTGGTGGAACACCATTTCTATCTCTTCTAGCATCAATCCATTCATCTCTTGTTTTCTCAAATCCATATAAGAAATATCTAGCTTTTTGCTTAAATTCTCTTGGATATTTTATAGCTGGGCCATTCCAATTATGGAATTTTTTATCAAAAAAAGTAACTTGAATACCTTCTGGAGTGTTTATTGTGCGAGTACTCCAATCTCCTTTTGTAGATTTTTTCATAACATTTAATTTTAATTTGAACACATAAATATACGAACAATATTTGGCTTCTCCAAATTATTTGCGTGATTTCTTTCCTTTAAGAAATATATTTTCATTCTCTAAATACTCAATTTTAACTTTTAAACCTGATACTTCAGAAGATAATGAAGTAATTATATCACGCATTTCATCTTTTTCTTCTGATGATTCTACAAGTAAAGCTTCTAGTTTATTTACTCTTTCTTGTAAATCATTAATAAAATTCTCATTAGCTCGTTGAGTACTTCGTTCAACTTTAGATTTTAATGTTAATCTAGTTTCATAAAATCTCCATGCTCCTACACTACCAAGCGCAGAAATAACAGCAATTAAAATATGGATCAAGTTTTCGTTCATAAGGTTATATCAATAAATATTTGTGCGGACTAAGCGTTTGATATTTAGTTAAAACCTCATGCCTTAAATCTAGAAATCCTTCCATTTCCTTTAAAGTAAGTGGATCAAATAATGATTTATTGGAGTAATTAAGTACAAAATACCCATCAATTGCTATTAACAGTTCTTCTAATTCCTTAGCTGATAAGTTTTTCGGCAACGTAGATGCCTTGTGCTCCACTGACTGTAATTCCTCTAGCAGAGAGCGCATCGCCGACAAAGTAGACTTGTCCATATTTTGTTAAACTTAAATTATTATAATTTACTAATGGTTCGGGTGATAAATATTTGACTTCTGGTATGTAAATACCCCAATCATCTTTTAATGTTGGAAATACTTTTTTCATATCATCAATGAAACCATCTATATATTTAAAATATCCTCTAAATTCTTCTCTTACTTGTTTTAAATCATCTTCACCAATTTGAATAGCAGATACATCTACACCTTCTGATGTTGTTGAAGGTTTACGGGATGGACTATAGTATAATCCAGTTCCATCTTTAGACATATCATTTAAATTAGATACTACACTTCTTGAGAAATTAAATGGGTATGTTATACCCTGTATTTCCATGAGAATTCCGAAGTTAGTCATGTTATTTCGGTAGGCCTCATCTTTTTTGGCGTGACCATTGTAACTATGGTCTCCATACGTTTCTTCCACTGCTACGTAAGCAGCGTTATTATTAGTACAGAATGATCTTAATGATACCCCTTCATCATCAAATTTTCTATATAATTTAAAATCATAAGAAACATCTATTAACTTTTGGAAATGTTCTTGTGGTGCTTCAAATCTAACACCTATTTGTACTGATTTAGGTTCAGTTGGTAATTCATATTTTTCAGCTAATTGTTTACCAAAATCAATTCCTGATTTTCCTACTCCAAATATTAATTCATCATATAATATAACTTCATCACCCATATAGACTAAGTTTTTATCAAAATCAATATCAGTCACTTTAGTTTCCCATTTAAAGTTTACAAAATTATCAACTAAAAAATTATACCAATTTTTACCTATTTCATGTAAGTAATCAGTACCAACATGCCATACTGGGAATAATCTTAAACCAAAATATGGTTTAATAAAATCTGGTTCTTCTATTGGGTTAGAACATTGTACTGCCTCCGGTTTAGGGTGGAATCTTTTAAAATTTTCAATTACTTGATCCATTAACTCCATTGCTTTTTCTTCACCACAATATTTTGCTAATTGTCCACCTATAGATGTGTGGTAAGTTAATTTACCATCTGACCAACCACCAGCTCCTAAAAAGCCTGTCATTACTTCTTCATAAGGTCTCTTATAAGGATCCTTACCCATATCAATGATAGTAATTTGACCATCAAATTGATTATCAATTAATTTAGTAGCAGCATTTACACCTGCTACACCTGCACCTATTATTACTACGTTTTTCATTTACACGATTTAACTATTAAATATACGAAAAAAAAGTTGTGGCTCCAAAAAATTGGGCCACAGCTCCTATTAACTAAAATAAACGACTATGCTATGAATATAGTCTGTATGTTTTTTATTATAATTTTATTGTTATACCAACTAAATCACGTTCAATATCCCAATTATGGTCATATTTTTTAGCTAATTCTACAAATGCATGACTTTTACCTAAAAAATCTTCAATATTATTTTTATTAAATTTATCTGTTATTCTAAAATCTAAATTATCATATATAATAGAAAATGATACTTTTCCATCTTTAATTTCACCTTCGTATTCACCTGAATCCCCACTTAGTATTGCTATATCATCTTCAATGTCAAGATTAATTGATTCAAATAAGCGACCTTCTGCTAAGTATTTTTTTAAATTAAAATTATTCATTTTTATTTATTTTAATTATACATTTATTTTTAAAGTTAATCTGGATCGTAATCCATATCAATCATTTCAGCCCAATCGTCTGATTTAAATTTCATGCTACCTCTACCTGCTTCATCAGCAAAAGAATTTTTAACAGCATCAAAAGCTTCTTCAAATTGTTCGTCACTTAATGGATCTTCTAATTCTGCTTTTACAGCAGCTTTAAATTTTGGTGGAACTTCCTCTAGAGAGTTTCTATCTCCATCCCAGTTCCAAATTACGGCCTCCTTTAATAAGTGACCTTCAGCTAAGTATTTTTTTAAATTAAAATTATTCATATTATTTATATTATGCTCCTGATCCTATACCACCTCTAGCTTCAAACCAGCTATCAATGAATTTAAATAATCCTGTGTATTTTTTTATATCATTAGTTGGATTTATCTTTTCATATATATCTTCAAGTACATCACTAACCATATCTTTTTCATCATCAGTTAGTTCAGTATAAGAAAAATCCATTTCTTCTTCTTGTTCGGTTAATTTACCTTCTACTAAATATTTTTTTAGATCGAAATTATCCATATGTTATAAATATTTTAATCTTTAGCAACTACTAAATTAGGGTTAACATTTGTCCATTGGAAACCAGTAGGTCCCTTAGTTGTAGTCCAAAATTTTTTATTATCAATAGTTTCATCATAGTCAGATTTTTTTACTATAACATATCTATTTTCACCTCCTGCTGTGTCTACAAATAAAACAGCATCTATGCCTTTAGCTTTTGAATAAGAAGCGGCATTTAATTTTAACAAGTTTTTAGTTATTTCTTCTAAATCTGTAAAATCTGTTTCTGTTTTAAAATAATCATTAGCTAAATTTTGATTAAAATATACGGCATCTAAAGCCTTATTTATTTTACTTTGTATTTCAGTTTCAGGAACTTTATTTTGCATAGCTAATTTATATAACTCAGCTATTGATGTAGACATTGTCCAAGGTTTTTTAAAAAATCTATCCCCAAATTCTTTTAATTGTTCATCAGAAAGTAAGTCTTTAGATAAATTTTCAAAAGTATTAGTAGCATCTAGCCCTCTACCTCCTTGTTGTCCTAATCTACCATTAGTACCTTTTACTTCTAAGTTTCCTACACCTTCCCAATTATTATCACCTTTTGCTTTTTTAATTTCACCCGTTTCAGGATCTATTCCACCTTCTGAATTACCTACATCTTTAAAAAATAAACTTAAAAACAATTCCGCTTTACCAATAGAGGATCCTCCTTGGTCAGCCCCTGGTTCTATATTAACAAATGAATTTACTAATTCTTTATCTAAACCTAATTCTTGATAAAATTTTCCTGAAGGAGATAAACTTTTTAGAGATTTAGGATTTTCAAGATATTTAAAATAAGCATCTAAATCAGCATTATCTAAATCTCTGTTTATTTTTTCAATTGCTTTTTCCCCAAATTTGAATCTATCTGGGGTGTATCCTTTTGAAGTTAATTGGTTTGTTAAACTATCTTTTTTTCCTTTATTTTTAACAGATTTTATATAAACAGCAAGTTGTTCATCAGAAAGTTCACTAGAACGTATTAAATTAATAAGATCAGTCTTTAGATCAGTTTTTTTTTCTTCTTGCTCTTTTAAGATACGAAGCTTTTTAGATGGTAATTTTTTTTCTAATTTATCCATCATTTTTTTAAATCTATTAAAAGGCTTCATTTCATCTGGCTCCATAAACGTTCTTGAACCTTTTGGATCTACAAATGGACGACCATAATCATCTTTTTCACTATCAGGAATATCATCAACACTTTCTGCTAGTTCTTCTTCATCCCCTCCTGTATCATCTGCTGGTTCTGCATCTGGGGTTTCATCAGCATCCTTAGTCATATCATTATCAGCTTCTTGATCAGGACCTTCTGCTCCTGGAGGCATACCCATTGTAAGTAAATCCGCTATTGCTTTAATAGCATATTCTTCTGCTCCTAAATCTGATAAATAATATTTTTTACCTGAAATTTTTGCTATGTAAGAATCTTTAGCATAGATTAAAAAGAAATGTTGACCATTGTGAAGTAGTACTTTAAATGTAGTTGGTTTAGGAGCCATTACATAGATACCAGTAATGTACTCATCAAAACTTTCCGTCATTAAATCAA